ATACGAATGTTGATGTTCCTGGAACACTGTTAAACTCTTCTGCATATTCCCAACCAGCAAATGCTGTTGCGTTTGCAGATGCCCATAGTGAAACTTTGAGTGAGTTGCCTAGTTCACCAGGATATCTAGCCGCAAATTGACCTACAGTATTAGCAGCTGAAAGATCAAGATAATTATATTCATAATCGTCTCTATTTCTAATAAGAGGAGCGACAGAACCTGAGGTAGCATTGTTTGATGTTGTATTTGATGCCGCACGAACAACACGAAGATTCCGAGCATAAGAAAGGAAGTTTGCACAAGTAAAGAATGATTTAAATGTGTTGGCATCAGGTTTACCGAAAGTATTCACAAGCTCAACTTCATTACCAACAGATACGATAGATTGTACAGGACCCCATTGAAATGCACCGACGAATCCACCTTCAGTTGTACCAACGGCTGGCACGATTGTCGTCAAATCAATTTCAGTGACGTTTACGCCAGGACTCAAGAAAAATGGCATTTTTACATACTCCTCTGAAGAGTGTTGATTGTTATTATGGAGTATTTAGAATTTTGATGTTTTTTACTTACAGTTTAAACTTATTACTGAGAATATCGAATTCTAAATTATCGAACACAAATCTATTACCCTTGCTGACAACCCATTTTTCTCTGGCATCCTGCTCTGGATCATCAAATGGATCATCTAATCCGTTGTCCATGATACCAAACGGGGCAAGTTCTTGATTCATGATATTCATTTGCTCTTGTTGTAGAGCACTGCGAATATCGTTATTGATGTTTTCTTTGAAGTATCGTTGAGATGTCAACCAGCCAAAGTGTACCAAAGTCATAGCCAGATCGTCATTGCTACCTTCTTCAGCAGCAAATGACTGCTTATTAGCCGAAAATGTCATGAGTTCCTGAATCGTCTCATAGTCATTAACGATTAGTTTATCGGATTCCACAAGCGTTTTGAGATTAGCACAACCAATAGCCTTGGTCTGTTTGTTGGTTTTGAGACCATAAGCAATCTTCTTTTTGAAGCCTGGAGTATGTTGCTGACCTTGCTTACCCTTCATTTCAATCTTAATCAAGTTTTCATAGGCTAGTTCGTGATGGATAATATCCGATACCTGAAGACCAATAGAGTTGATTTCTACAAGAATGAATGCTTCGTTATAATATCTAGCGAACTTGACAATCTCTGTTGGAAATAGTAATGGTGCAATCTTATTGTTGCGATACTTAGCCACTTGTCTATAGGGCATTTCAGTCACATCAATAATCGAAAATGTGGAATAGTCTAATCCTTGACCTTCAGCCACATCCACTGTCATGGTATAAGTTCTACCCTTTTCAGGTTCTTTGTAGATATCTAGGAAACCATCTTTGCGAAGTGCATTGTGCCAGACAAGTGAGCGAAGTTTGACTGGATGAATAAGTGTGTTAACAGAACCGATAAACTCACACTCAAATTCTTGCCGAAACTGATCTGGTGATGTGTTCCGAATCGTTGTTTCTTTCCATGCTTCATCACGACCAGGTACCATTGACCAGTGAATCTCAATAGGCACATACAGACTTTTCTTTTCAAGTGCTTCAGTCCACATCTTATAGAACAGATTCAGTCCGTTTGGTGTAGAAACGATGATCACCTTGGTTGTGTTACCAGATGAAATCGTAGGATAAGTTGACATGAAGAATGATTCAGCAATATTGTTGGATACGAATGCAAACTCATCAAGGAAAATAACATTGAATGATCGACCACGAACAGAGGAACCTGTTGTTGAGTCAGCGACTGCTTTGGAACCATTAGCAAGTTCAAGTGAACCCTTGTTCCACTCTACAACACCTTGCTTGAGAAAGAATGGTAGATATTCAAAGGCCAACTGAAGACGACTCATGATTTCACGGGCAGTTGATGACTTGTTAGCAAGAATGGCTACGTTGACGTTTTCGTTGAACAGAATAAAATGTAGAAGGTATGCAACTGATGTTGTCGTTTTACCGACCTGACGTGGTAGTTTGCAGATTGAGAATCTGTTTTCGTGAAAAGTTTGAAGCATGTCACGTTGGAAATCCCACATTTCAAAGGGCATCAAGCCCCTATCAACGTTGACGATTCGCATATATGTTGTAGCAAAATACACAGGATCTTCAGCACACTTGATAAACTCTTGTATCTCATGCTGCGTAAAGTTGTGTTTATAGTCTAATCTAGGTAGATTAGGATTATTGTGATACCCAAAACTTGCCATTATTTCTTTTCAATCTTCTTCAATTTCTTATAATAATCAGGATCTTCCGATAGATGGGCTAGAGCGATGCGCCGAGCAACAGCCAACTTGGTTGTGTGTTCGTGTTCTACTTTTATGCCTCTTTGTAGTTGTTTCTCAATATATTCTTTGGATACATCATGCTTCTTTGCTAATGCTGAAACTGTAAGAACACGTTTATTGAGAAACTGCTTGAAAGATTTCATTATTCGAACCTATCATATATTTTCAGTTTAGAATGATTAAGGATTTTTGTGGCATTTTGTATAGTTTCATGATAATATTTTCCGTCATCTTCCAAATCTCTATTCGCAATATTTTGTTGTCTATCATTAGAGATAGGTTTAAAACTCTTTTCTCCATTATGCCAGAAAAATCCTTTCTTAGCCATTTCCTTTTTCTTAGTGAGAGTTTCCAATCCTTTTTTACTCGATTCTATAGAGGAACGTAAATTCTCATGCTCTTTTTTAGTTATTCCAATCTCTAAGATATGTTTATGTAAGTTAGGAATTTGGCCTTCAACTTGTTCTTCAGATTCTATATGTTTAAGTTCATGTGGGACTTTTGGATCCCATGCTGCGGTATCTCTATCCCAATCTCCAGGAACATGCATGAATGGATCATAATACTCTTTTGGAATATGACCTGATTTTTTAATAGACTGTCTGTCGATTTTTATCCTATAAGGTCTTCCACTGAAATTTAGACCAGAATCTCTGGTCAATGATATATGACCTGTTTCTGTCATAGCGGGAGCTGGATTTGCAGGAGTCCAATCAGGATGATTATATGTTATAGGAGAAAGAGTATTATGGTGTAAGACGTTATTCAAAGAATGGTTTCCTATAAAATGATATAAAGGTCCATCATTAGGAGGAACATACTTCTCTCTGACATACTGTTTGAATGTCTTCATTGTTTCTGTTCCTTGATTTGTTTCAATAGGTCTGCTGTAGTTCCGACAAATACTGCTTTTTCAACATTGATAGCACCATCTGGCTGTGATGGCTTACCACGAACTTCTCTCAACTCTTTAGTTTTCTTTTGTAAATCATACAAATCTTTTGTCACATCGGAAATAGTTTTCATCATTGTTGATAAAACTTCATACGCTCTTGGTGATTCTGCTTGTCTAGCCAGTTCATGCATATCTTCCATAGCCAGATTGCCCTTGCGAATCAACTCACGGAATGTATGCCGACTCAACTCATAATCCGATTGCTGATCTGGCATGATTTCAGCAACTGGTTCCTCTTTCTTCACTTCTACTGGCAGGATCTCTGCTACAGGTTCTTCAATGCCTAATGCTTTTGCCAATGGATCTTTCATAGTATCACTCTATTATATTTGGAAATTCTTGAATCGTGTTAGTAAATCCGAAATCGGAATCTGGTTCAGCGTCAATAGGATCAGGTTCAACTGTAATCTTGACAAGTTTGAGCGGAGATGCATCAAATGTGGCTATATTATATACTGCATTTGTTGATACAGCACGAATTGTGTTATTGACTTTGAACTGACCCTGAGCACCACCGATTTGGATCTTTTTCAGTTGTGGATCCCATTCATTTACAAAGCCATATGCTGTTGCAGTCTTATAATCATTACCTTGATAGACTGTATCACCGATTTTGAACGAAGAGTTTGCACCACCATCCAAATACATTCTAACGATATTGCCAGCAACAAGTGATGGGTCGTTGAAGATGTTTGCAATAGACTTGCGGATGATTTTTGGTGTTGTGATTGGACCAAAGAAATAACCTTTGAGTGTAAATGTAAAGTTCCAGTTTACATACCGAACATAGTTGCCTTCATATGTTACATTTTGTGTGACACTGTTTAGCATAATAGGAATATCTTTAAGAAATCCTAATTCAGAAACAGGATTCATGGTCAAGGTAAAGTCAGGATTGAAATAAGGCAAAATCTGTTCTGCTATATGTGTTCCATCATCAATCGTCTTGGTGTATAGATTGAGTTCAAAGTTGATATCATAAGGTACACCCATAAACTGAGAAGAAACTCTTGATGCATTATCACCTTTGGCTGCACGAAGAAGAGAGTTCTGCTTTCTAGACGCATCATAACCAATACCAGTAATCTCAAATGACAATCTTGGTAGAATGTTCTGAAACTCTCTAAACAAATCAGGATCAGATTCAAGGCGTGTTACAAAATGTTCTTTGGGTGCATAAACAATAGGAACTTTCCAACGTTTGATTTCGTTGTTACTATCTTTTTCTGTTCTAATGATTGTGATATCGTTAAACATCGACCCAAAAATAATAACGTATTTTCGTAAGAGTCTATAATGAAAATGTGTATTTCCTAGCATTTATATCTGCCTATTCTTTTTGATTTTCATCCTTATGGTACTCCGAATGGATTGCGTTCGGAGAAGTCAATATAATTGTTGGCTTCAGCCTGAAGAACTTTATTGTCAAACAGATCATAGAACGGAGACTCACTAAATGTATTTGTAACGAATATTCTCATGTTTGTGTTAGAACTGATACCTTTGATATTAGCATTATTCGCAAACTCACCTTTGATGGTATTGAGATAGATAACTTTATTATTTGGATCCCAGTTGCTTACAGATGCTGTTGCTGTGGCTGTATTAAACGTATTACCTTGATATACAGTCTCGCCGATATTATAGTTGCCAGAACCAGACATGTTGTAACTAAGAGTAAAGACAAAATCATCCGGAATATTGTCAATCTCTTCAATACCTGTGTTGACTTCTTCGTTAGAATATCTAAAGTTCTCACAACGGATTTCGTAGATATAAGGAAACTTTCTGCCAAGAGTGAAGAATAGCAATTCATCTTCAACGAACTTTATCTCTAAAACCTTGTTCATGACAGGAACAAAAAGCAGATCACCTTCTCTGGGTCTTCTGGCTATAGATGATGGCACATATTTCTCAAATGTTTTTTTGGCCAGAACAATGTTAGTATTCTCTCTGATTTCAAGACCGAACTTTGAGAAAAAGTCACCATCACCTTCGTAACCATCTACGTTAGCAATATACATTTCCATTTGATAAGCACGTTCAAACTTTGATTGAATGTTCTCACCAAATATTTGATCTGTTGTGTCCCATGCTTCACGGGGAAGATAATAGATATCGTGACCCATAATCTTAATAGATTCTACAACGACATCTTCATAAAGCCTTTGTTCGCTTGTACGATATTTTGGAGAAAAATTGTTGAAGTAATGATTCGTGGCTATGGCACTAAACTCCTATCAAATTAACCAACAAGGAAAATTGGTTTTTCTTCATGAGCATCACGAATTAGTTGTTCTAAATCTTTGATCTCTTGAATGGCTTCGTTATAGATTTGTTGACCATTCATGGTAATGCCACCAGGAAGTTGCATACCCTGAAACTTCTTCATGTTATTACCCCACTGCTTTTTGATATAAGCAGTTGTCAACAGTTTCAAAAGCCTGTCATTATATACTTTATTATATGTGTCAGGATCAAGAATAATGAATCCTTCTATCATAATGTGTTCTTGAACATCAATCTTTGTGTTCCAGTCCCAATCAATAAAAAGTTTATTTGAATGTCTATTGAATCTGATTGGAGTTTCACCAGAGAACAATAGATCAAGTGTACGAATATGTTGCTGTGTCAAGGCATAGTTGACATAAGATGTTGACGTGAAATCATAAAGTTCGTGAAGTCTGAGTTGATAACGCAGATCAAACATATTGACTGATGCGTTTGTTGATCCTAATGGGAATATGCGTGTAATCCCAATAATACTATCTGGGATTGTGATATACTTGTTTGCTATGTCTTGTTGTGTTATTTGATGGCTGATATACCATCTTTCAACGCCATCAACATGAAAATCTCTGTAGTATTGAAAAGCCAAATCAACAGCATCTTCCACTTGCTCATCATCAACATTGATTTCCAAAACTGGTGCGCCCAACTGGCGTAGGCACCAATCTTTTAGTTGTTCTCTTGT